AATATATAGATGACTTCTCCAGAGTATTTTTCTACTTCTGGTGGAGCAACGCCATTAATAAATCTTAATCCTAAAGGTACTAATCTTGTGTTAGTACCAGAACCAATTGTTGTAGCAGTTCCTGGATTTGCTGAACTACCAAAACTAGTATCAATTCCCAAATTAGAACCAACACTAGCGCCACTAACAATGTAAGTTCCACCATAACCAATAGCATCAGTAAAGTCAGTTACTCTAAAACCATAAGACGAAAGACCTAATCCGACAGGCTGATAATATTTTAATACACCAGTAGCATTATCCCACGCAGCGACTATACCAGCTGCTGTTGAACCAATACCAGTAGTTTGTGTAATTGTAGAATCTACTGAATATGTTGTATCTGACACATTTCCACCAGTCAAACTCTTTAGCTTGACTCCACCAACAGCACTCACTTCAGAGGCTGTTAACAATTGTGTTTTACTTCCATAAACAGTTGGGTTCTTTAATAAACCAACTCTAGCAAAATCATTTCCAATGATAAAGTCTGGATTTGATGCTGTTGTTTCAAATCTTGAATAAACCAAAACTCGATAAGCACCCAGTTCTTTATAAACATCATACCCATGTCCTCCTTGTGGAGGAATAATAACTTCAAACGATGCAACAGAAGTTGTTCCTGTCCCAACAGCACTTAACCCAGAAATAGCTCCACCAATTTCAGATCCAGGAGCACCTGGATAGAATTGAATTCTACCTCTAGTATAACCAGTTCCACCACTAGTGACTTCAACGTTAGATACTTTTCCAGAATTATCTACAGTAACAGTTACTCTACCACCTGTACCATCACCAAGAATGGGTACATTTTTAAATGATGTGCCAATTGGTTGATATCCAGCACCAGAATTTTCAATAATTACAGTTTTAATTTCTCCATTAATTGCGTTATTTTTAATTTCTGCAGTTTGACCAGATCCCCAATCGGAAGGAACTGGCATATAATCAATTGAATCGAATTTAATAATATCAGAAGGTGAAATTGTATATAAGTACTTCCAAATATATCCATCACCACTTGTTCCAGCAGCTCTTGGTTCTAAATCAGTAAAATCTGGTTCATCAATTGAAGGTTTTCCAGATGGAAAATCTGGTGACATTCCATTGTTTAAACAAATATAAACTTTATAATTGCTATTGACTATATAAAAATTTGAATCATATAAACTTGTTGCATTTGTTACTGGCGCTGGATTTGAAGAACTATATGTATCCTTGTACATGTCATAGGTCGTTCCAGCAGCCCATGAAACTTTTCTCACCATTCTTCTCAAATCAGAAGAATTCACACGTTTCAGAGCGATCATAGTATCATAATAATCATTCTGCTCTTTAAACATATCTTTTGGATTTGGCACATTTGTGTTCCAATCAGTTGTGCCAGATCCAGTTACAGTATCAGTTGAATTAGGTAATCCTATAAAAGTATAATAGACATTGGTAGTAGTACCAATACCCGTAAAACTTTTAACAAAAGTTTCGGCATTCAATATTCTAAATTGATCAGTAATAATAGCTGCCATATTTTTATAGTTTTTTACTTATTTATCTTGTTATGAATACTCTTCTTTGAGAGCATTAATACGTGAAATTGTTGGAGCAGTGGAAACACCAGTCAATCCTGTATTAGAAAGTTTAAATTCTCTTGGAGAAGTTCTATTATCAAAATTGTAAAGTTTACCCCAAGAATATTCACCTAAACCAGCAAAACTTGTCGATCCAATTCCAGAAATTGATTGTACATTAGAATGTACAGTTACAATACCAGAAATTCCATCATTAATGACTTGATCTGCACGATAGACATTATCAATAAACGTTGATCCTATTCCAATTGTTTGACCCAAATATAGACTTGTAGTTCCTCTACCAACACAAGAATTTTTAACAATGAAGTAATCACCAGTCGAAATACCACTTCTTGCGATAAAGGAATATTTAGCAACATTTAAAGATGAATCTGAATCAAAATTAAATCTAATCATTGGAGAAGTTGTACTTACTCCCGTTGAGCTAGTTCCTACACCAACAATTACACCAAAATCACCAACAGCATCAACATTATTTACAGTTTCATATTTTGCAGATGGTGGAGAAATTAAAACAATTGCAGGGGATGATGGATTAAACCCAAAACCACCTTCAGTAATTGAAAGGGCAGATATTGTTCCAGCAGCAGAAACAGTTGCTGTTGCTTGTGCTCTTGAAACTTCTGGGAATGAATATCCATACTGAGCAGTAGATCCGACACCTACAATTCCTTGTGGATACGCAATTATTTTATTAAAAGTTGTTGTGCTTGCAGATCTTCTAATGTTCCAATTAATACCATCAAGAGAATTTAAAATAAGTGAATTTGAACCACTAATTATGTAAACATTATCAGTATGTACGATTGAATATAAATCTTCAGACACGTTGCTAGTTACAAGAGTCCAAATACTTCCATCGGTTGAATATATGATCGTTCCATTTTTACCAACCGCGATTAATTTATTATCAACATAATTTACATCTAAAAGATTTTGCGTAGTAGTAATAGCAGAATCTGGAACTTCATTCCAAACATACCCATCCGCACTAGAGAGTATTCTGCCACTATTCCCTACTGCATAGAATCCTCCTAAAGCATATGTAACTGCATTTAAATTGCTCGTAATTGGTGTACTCCTGACAACCCAAGCGGTTCCAATGCCACTTGAACCATAATTACTTACAATCGCAGTTCCACCACTTCCAACGGCGACAAATGCATCATTTCCATAAGCAACTCCATTTAAATCGCGGGTGAATGATGTAATTGGAGTATATGAGAAACTTAAACTTGCAAAATTTCTTGTATAGAATGCTGGAGAATTAAACCAAGATCCTTGTCCACCAGAATAAGATCTAATAGCTGTTCCATTATGACCAACAACAACTATTGAAGTGCTACCAACACCAACAGCGGTAAAATCATAAGGCTCTTGATTGTAAGTAGACCATGTGGTTAAATTAGTAGATGTTGAAATATACCCAGCATCACTTACGGCAACATATATCCCATCTTTAATAGCAATTGATTTATATGGTAATGCTGTGCTAGTTATAATTCCAACAGTCCAAGTTCTTCCGATCTCTTTTATTTGACGTGTTGTAGAAGCAAAACTTACTAATGGAGATGTTGATGTGGTATAACCATATCCAGCAAAGGTTATTGTCACAGAGCCGATTGTGCTCGCAGCAGACACTGTTGCAGATGCTGTAGCTGCTGCAGTATCAACTTCATCTACAATAATAATTTTGTTATCGGCTTGAAGATAGTTATCTAGCTGCCTGAAGAATGGGAATGCATTTTCAACATAAATTTGGGAATCAGATGCACTAATATTTTTAATAATTCTTGACGTTGGTTTTACATTTGCAACATAATTTGTTCTTGCTTTTGACACAACATCACCATTAATAATTAAATCTGATGTTTGTTTTGTCCAATTTACTAATCTAGTTGTTTCTGGAGAAGTTGAAATGCCAACATCAAAATAAAAGTTTGTTTGGACTTGATCTCTCTTAGTAATTTCTTCAACAATTCTTCTAGATTGTTCTTGATATGGAGAACTGGATAATAATTTAATAAAATCACCTTCTTTAATAGTTTCAAGAATATCTACATCAACAACATCAACATCAGAACCTTTATAGAATAACATTTGGAATTTACTTCCAGATTTAGGAGCTTCTGTAAATGTAATTTGAGTACCGCCAGTGAATATGTAATCTCTTCCAGGCTGTTGAAGAATGTCATTAATGAATATCAATAGATTGTTTTGAACTTCTAAACCACTACCAGCTGCAGCATCAATACTGTATGGATTTGTAGTAACAACTGTTTTTGTAATACCAAAAGTTTTTCTTTGCCCTGTAAAATATTGAGAAATGTCGTCAAGTCTATCTAACGCTCCAAAACTCCAACCAGAAAATTCATTATTAATTGTGGATCTTACAGTGAGTGTGAATGCACTCGTAGCGATGCCGACTCTAGTAGGAACACCAGTGATTGTTAATACTTCATTTGGCTTATATCCATAACCTCTTTTAACAATATCAAATTGTGTTACACTTCCAGCGGAACCAACTTGTACGTTTACTCTAGCACCAGCTCCTGATCCACCAACTAATTCTAAATTGGCGTAAGCGGTTGGGATACCTACAGTAATAATAGGTGGACTTGTTTGACTGTATCCAGAACCACCATTTGTAATTGACAATCCACTTAATACTCCATTTGAAACTGTAGCCGTAATTACTGCACCACTTCCACCAACTGTGCTAGCAATACTTACAATTGGAGCAGTTCTGTAACCAGATCCCGATGTGCCAATTCCAATTGATTGAATTGTTCCTCCAGCAGAAACAGAACAGAATGCTGTTGCTTGTTGCAATGGTTGATAAGCCGAACCAAATCCAGCTACAACCTCATCAATAATACCACCTCTAGGAATTGATTCTATATCAGTTCCAGTAAATGTAATTGATGCTCCGATACCTGGAGAAACTCTCTGAGTAAGAGTATAATCAATTGTTGGTTGTTGATTAATATTATTAACCAACACAATTCCATAATTAACATTTCCACTAGTTATGATGCCAGTTACATCTTGATTATTTGATTGTAATGTAAAGACTTTCTTAGTTCCATTAAATTGATTTGAAATATCGTCAAATATGAAGTTTTCTTTATAATTTAATCTATAGAATATTCTTCCTGCAAAAGATGAATTTGTAGAAATTCCAGGCTGTAAAGTATTAACACCGACTGGTCCATATGGAGGAGTTACAAAATAAATTGTACCATCGCTAATACTGTAGTCGCCACCTAATACAGTTACAGCAACACCAACACCATGAGAAGTTTTTGGAGTGCCAAATAAACCTCTAGATACAGAAACAACATTAGTAGAACCTAAACCAACCACCTGTGCTTGTAAAATTTCACTTTCAATTTGGAATAGTGTATTTGTTGCAATAGATGTAATGCCAGTAAGTTTAATTGTTGTATCTGCCGCACCAACAATATTGACTAATCCTGTTGAAACTGTTTTTCTATAAAGTGGGCTTTGAATAATGCCATCGATAGTAATTAATGCACGAGTATTGGCAACTTGATATGAAGTTGCTAATGAATGTGTTTGCCCAGCTCCTACAGTAGACCCAATACCAGAAAGTGCTGTAAATGAAAAGAAAATATTATTTGTTGTTGCATCTGTTTTGATACCCGAAAGTTTTATTCTATTATTGTCAACTTTATAAGCAAATACAGTCGCAGGTAATCTTGTAGTAGAAACACCAGTAACTGTTCTATTGGTTGAAGCAATTGAAATGAAACTTCCACCTGATCCTGGATTGTAAATTAACTCCTCTCCCGTATTAAAGTCATGATTTGGAATATTAAGAATACTACTTCCAGCAGAAACAACTGAAAGATTTGTAGAATCAAATGTTTTCTTTAATAATACATTTCCACCACTGTTTAGTGGGAAAGATGTTACACCAACTATGTTTCCAAAACTACCTATTCCAGTAAATTGTGAGCTAATGTCATCAATTTTTAAAACTTTGTTACTGTTACATATTGAATAATCAGTTAATTTAGTATTTTCAAAATTAACAAATTTAGAAATTCCTTGATTAGTTACTTCTTCACTGACAAAATCAAAGTTATACTTTGTATACATTGAAACTACATTATCAATTGCTACTGTAGTTGTAAGATCAGAAGATCCGATTGCAACTTTAAGATTTTGATTTTCTGGTCTGCTATTTAAGATTAAATCACTAAAGTTTTTAAATCCTACTGAATGAACTAAACTATTAACTGGCTCTTCCCAAGTGCTCTTTGGAACAGTGCTCTTAATTGAATATGAGAAGTTTTGATAATAATCACCATCTTGTATTTTTTGTAAAGAATCATTTAAAACACCAGAGTTACTTAACCATGTAGATTGTGAATTTAAAGTGACTGAAGAACTTGTGCTATAATTTGAATCATTAATGATGACTTCTTCAATTTCAGCAATTGAACCTGACAAAGCACCAGTAATAAGATCACCTACTTTAGGATTAACTCCTTTACCAGAAATTTTTAAAAGTTTTCTAGTGCTATCCCACCCATTTGTTAAAACTTTAGTGGTTTTTTCATTGACAATAACCTTTTCATTACTATAAAATTCTGTTTGTTCAGTATCTAATGCAAAAGATGCTAAATCTGATGTTTTAATAACTCTACCAGCACTATTTGCTACATCAAATGTACCTGCAGTTGTTCCAATTCCAGCAATTGAATATGTAATAGTTTCAGCTCCAAGAGTTGTAACTCTTTGGGTTACAGTAAAATTCTTATAACCATAATCTGCTGAATTATAACCATCACCAATAGATCCAGTGCTTCCAACACCAACAATACCTTCAACAAAAATTTGATCACCAATATTAAATGGAAATACTGTAAATCCATTTGTAGGCGCTTTTAAACTTAAAGTTACATCTGTTCCAGAGCTAGATCCATCAATTATCCTGACACCATTGCTGTTATAAACTGGAACGATTGTTGGTCCAACTTCTGTTAAACCGCCCACATTGTTTAAAACATCAACAGATGAAACTGAGTTTCCACTTAAATTTGCACTAAGAAGTAAATTATCGTACCCAACTGCAATTAATTTTGGTGGAGTTGTATAATTTTTACCACCAGAAATAATTCTTACATTAGATATTCTATTATTATTTTTAACTCTTACAAGAATTGGAGTGTCTGCTTTTGCTGAGATAGTTTTATCTGTTGGATAATCATAACCAGATAAAGCAAGACTTACAGTTTTAATTTTACCAATAGTATCTGAATAGGCTCTCAATATACTTCCAGAACCAGAAGAAGTTGTTACAGTTGTAATTCCAGGTATGAGTCTGTACCCAACTCCAGGATAATTGACTTTAATATTTGAAATTGCACCAGAAGCAGAAGCTGCTGTAGATGAAGTGACATAAAATGCCGTGGCAACACCAGTAGGCAAATATGAAGAACTTTCTGGTGGTTGATTTAAATTGAAGTAAAATACACTATTTCCAACAGATACTAAAGTATGATTTCCCTTATAGCCACTATTAATAACCTCAATCTTACCACCATCAAAATTATCTTTGTCAACAGTCAATCCTAAGGCATTATTTGTAATACTAGAAATACCTACAGGGATTAATTTATAATAGAATGTATCTGGAATAGATTCATCGATTCGTAAAGATACCTTTGTATTGATGTTACCATCACCAGGAGAACCTGTTCTAGTAACATTTGCCTCATAGTTTTGATTAGTGAAATCTTCATTATCATAAAATTCTAATTTTAAATTTTGTAATGAGGGGTCGGATACTGCAAATCCAACAATAGTATTTCTTACAAATTTTAATTTAGGATTTATTGGAGATAGTGTATGAGTTCCAGAACCTGAGGAACTTAAAGAAACATTATTATAATTTATTTTAGTAGCATTATAATATGAATTAGCAAGTTTAATAGTATTATCATCTAATTTTATAACAAAATATTCTCTGGTGCTTTCTAAATTGGATATTGGAGAAGAAGCTTCATATAAAACTTTATCCCCAGTATTAAATGCATGAGAAGGTAATTTAATTGTAGAAACAGTAGATCCAACCCCAACTTGTGTTGAACCAAAACTTACTGGATTGACTAATAATTTTGCGTTCCAATCATTATATTTTAAGATCACATTTGATGAATTATTTGCAACAACATCCAGAGTTATTTCATCTCCGATTTCTAATCCATGATTTTCAATAGTATTAACTTGCCCTCTAGTTCTTGATACTGATCCGATAATTTCAGTTTTTATAGCTGTTAAGGAATGAGTTGTTCCTTGTTGTGTAGAAATGCCAGTAAAGTATAGTCTAGTTGAAGTACTACCAATACCTGCCAAAGATGTAACAATGCCAATATTATCATCATCAACTTTTACTGCATATACTATTTGATTATTCAATAATGTAAAGCTTGGTGTTAGTGAGGTGCTTGACGAACAAGTTAATCCAGCACCAGCAACAAATGAATATTTTAATTTTTGTCCATTTTGATATCCATGACCAGGGAGGAAAATATTTCTTGGGTTAACTTTATAGTATTTCTTCAGTCTAACAATTCCAGTTGTCGCAACTCCAACAACAGACGTGCTATTATAATTTACTAGTATAGAAGTTGTGGAGGCAGACACCACAACAGCTTGAGTAATTGTAACCCCAACTCCAATAGTAGATTCAATATAATCACCTATCGTAAATGGATTATTGGTAAAATTAATTCTTGTGTATGAACCTTGACCAGTTTGGACACCAACATAAATTGTCGAAACTCCATACCCAATAAATCTATCAATTGCAGTAGTTCCAACACCAACTGTTAATTGAGGATCAAAATATTTTGTTTTATTCTCTGAAAGGGGATTATTAGTACTAAGACCAGAAACAGTATATGTAAAACGACGAGAATCGAGAGATACACCACTATTTGCAGCATGAACTAATCCTGGAGTTGAATTATATTGACGAAGAACTCTATATCTTCCTGTAACTTTATCTGCATCTAAAATTAAGAATCTTTCACTGTTAATTCCTATAATGTCATTTATTTTAATTCTGTCCGTAAATGATTTTTCTAATAGTGAAATGTCAGTAGTCATTCCAGTGACTACTGTAGATCCAATGCCAACTTCTAAAGTAGTTGTTATCGAAGAAACACCAATTCTATAAGAACCTTCAAATGATTTAAACGCATAAGTACTAATTCCCGATACTTTAACTATATCTCCATCTGAAAATTTATGTGGAATAGATGTAATTCCAGTAACATTTTCTTGACTATAGATAAATTCTGTACCATCAAATGTTGTAACAGAATATCCAACAGATGAAATATCTTTACCAGAAATATGTGAAACTTCAGCGTCTGCACCTGAACCACTAGTACCATTATTATTAAATACAATTCTATCGCCAACTTTATAATTTTGCCCACCAGAAAGAATTCTTACCGACGATATGCCCGCAGAATATATTGAAGTTATTTCTGCCCTTTCTCTAGTTTCTTTAACCTGTGGAGCTGCAAAATAGTTGGCGTTTGGTGTAGTTAATTTATATGGAGTGGTATTTCTTAAAATATCGTCTTGTAATGTGTTTAAAATGTCTTGTGATTTTGAAAAATCATAATTAAAATCATCTATGTCATTTCTAAATCCATTCAATACATATGGAAAATTATTTTTAGTTGTAAAATATGCATATGTACCGTCTGGAAAATCTGGAGTTATGCAATATCTACCATTATTAACATCTAAATCTCCATCTCCACTATATTCATAATCTTCAACAAAAAATCCTGAAGGGAAATTTGGTCTATTTGGTTTAGTGACTAAAATATAACTAGATTGTAATTCACTAACATTATTCAATCCTTTTGGATTTTTTGACGCATAAGGTCCATAAATTGGGTTGCCATCATAAGCCCATCCAAGTATAGGTGAGTGTGCCGTATTAATTCCAACTTCTACCAATGAAGAATTAATATTATCTTCTAATAAGTATCTTAGATATCTTGGGGCAGTAACGGAAACTGCCTGATTATTTACATTATTTTTATTAAATGGTTCAACAATAATTAAATCATCACGATTGTTTGGATTTGTTAAAATGTGTTCATGTTTTTTGTAAGTATCAACATTCCATTTTTGAACATTAGGTGATAAAATACAACCAGATCCTTTTGTTGTAACTGTAAGTTCAGTCGTCGCTTCAGTATATCCAGAACCAGAATTAATTATAGTAACAGAATCAATTTCACCATCAACTACATTAGCCAAAAGTTTTGCATAATTTCCTGTACCACTTACTACAATTTCTGGAGTTGAAGTATAACCTGAACCACGGTTTAAAACGTAAACTTGGTCAATGCCACCATTTACAATGATTGGCGATATAACAGCTCCTGAACCACTAGTAACTGTAGCATTAGGTTTTCTATCAAAATTTAAAATGTTTTCAGAACCATAACCAGAACCACCTTCTGTTACAAATACTCCATCTATTTTTCCAGTAACTACAGGAATAGCGGTTGCTTGAGATGTGCTATAGTTACTAACAAAATCTGTAGCAAATCCACTTACATTGGAAGAATTTGGAACTCCAGAAATTGATACTACAATATTTGGATATTTAAATGAGTGAGTCCCAATTCCAAAATTATCTAAACGAACATAATTTTTTGTATTATAATTTTCTAAGGAAGAAGTGCTTCCAATTCCAATAGATGCTAATCTGAAACGATCAGAGTCTAATTTTAAAACTTTATATTGTATTTGTGTAGATAATCCTGTTATTGGAGTATTTGTAGCCACATAATCTACATGATCGCCAGATTCAAATCCATGATTTTTTGCAAAAATATAATTGTCTAAAGTATTAATTCCTACAATAGATGTTTTAATTTGTGTAAAATCTAGAGGAGGATACGCTTGTGATGGAACACTTACTATCTTGTTCCTATAATTGGAACCTTGATTGGTAACAACAATCTTATCAATTACCTTTCTTACTGTTGTAGATACTAATTGATGGGTTCCTGAAGAAGTAAATGTTAAATTGATAGTATTAATTCCAGCAAGAGCATCAGATTTTCTTTCAGCTAAAGATAGTGATGAGTTTGTATTTGCTATGATATAGTATTTTGCATCATTAATCAAATATCCAGTAATTGCGTTTCCACCACTAGTGCCGATTCCAATACCAGTATTTCCTAAAGTTTTATATACAACTTCTTCGCCATTAATAAAATTATGATAAGTTCCAAACCCAATTATATTGGATGAAGTATCTACACCTGCTTTAGAATCAAATTTAACTGATGTTAAAATTGAACGTAATCTTGCTTCTGCTGTCGCTCCAGAACCATTTCCACCACTAATTGTAATGGAGGGAGTAATTTTATAATCATATCCAGGATTTGTTACAATAACTTCTTTTAAACTTCCAGATACAAATACGTTACCAGTAGCTCCAGAACCAACAGAATCTGATAAAGCTAGACGTGGAGGATTAATAACATCATAGTTATCACCACTATTCAAAACATCAATAGATTCAACTTGTCCATAAAAAACTGTGTCTGAGAATTTATTTGATATTATTTCAACACCATTTAAAAACATACCAACAGCGCCAGTTTGTAGTGGTCTGTTTGGTTGTTTTTTCTTTGGGGTTATTGGAATTCTCTTTAATAAATTTTGATTTCCTAATGTTCTATTTGATTGTGCAGCATCTGAAATAATATAATTTGATGTCCCGTTACCATCTTGGAAAGAAATAAAATCACTAATAAAAATTCTTGATGGACTAAAAGCAAGTTTAAATGCATCATTACTTATTTTGTTTACAAAATATATTCCTGTTGCAATTCCCGAAATTGGGTTTCCATTTGGATTGAAGACAACTTTATCTCCAGAGTAAAAACCATGATTTACTATATTAACAACATCAGTATAACCAGCTCCTACACTAAAATATTTCTTTCTAGAAAGAATATTAGTTCCAGCTGTAATATCATAAGAAGGTAGACCAGATGTAGTTACATATAAATTTTCTTTTTTCTTATCAATATATGTGTTTTGAATATTAGAAACAACCTTGGATATTTCTTCGTAAGAAGTTCCTACACCAGCAGCATATTTAATGTTCTTCCTTACAACATAAGAAGATGTTTGTGATAATGTTCCTGAAAACTGTAAAGTAAAAGAATCCGCAGCATTTACTTGTATTACAGTACCATCAACTGTTTGTGAACTTTGAGTATCTATCAAGGTAACACTATCATCAACTTTAAAATCATGCTGCTGTACTGTATTGATAATAGCTGGAGAAGTAGTGCTTAGCACACCAAATTGTCTTGGTTGTGCATCAAGTTCATAAGTTTGATTGTACAGCCAATAATCAAATTTTTGATTATAACTTCCTATCTCTACCTCTTCACCTAAAGTTTTAACTCTAATTTCATCTCCAACTGAAAGATACCTTGTATTTTCTGCTAACGTAACATTTTTATCTAATTGTGCTGTTACACGTACTAATACTTTCTTATCTTCGTCACCATTTTCATATCCATATACAAAATTATTTTGGAAAATATCATCATATATGTTAAGACTTGTAGTTAGTCCAACACAATTGAAGAATTGTGTGCTGCTTTTTGATGTATATGTTACAATACCACTATTAATAAAAAGTTCTCCAGAATCATTAAATCCTACTGTAGAATCGACGGTGATTGTTGAATCGTTTTGAGAAACTGATTTTGTTGTTTTTGTGCTTGGGCATACTGAAAAATCACCAACTGTAGATTCTAAACTTAATTTAATTTGATAGAATCCACCGTTTTCTAAATTGACAACTTGAACATCATAAACATAACTAGAAGCCTGAGGATTGTCTTGGAAAATGGCTTGTCCTTTAAGATTGGAAATTTCACCATCAATTTTTTGAACGATAAGATTTTTGGTTACTAACCAATCTGCATTTGATGGTTTAATGAGATAATCTTGTGGTTTTATAATTTCTGCGTTAGTTTCGCCGTATAAAACCTTGAATAAAATTTTGATAGACTCATCAGAACCTTTAGATTTATAAAAATCTCTGGCAAAGGTTAAAAATTTTCCGTTATTTAAACTCTCGGTAAAAGATCTTCCCTCAAATCCTGGTAAAAATTGATACTTCAATTTATTCCAGAATTCAATTAAGAAAAGATTGCTTAAATTATATACAGTATCGTTAGCAACATGAGCAGATGCGTTAGTCTCAGTAAAAACTAAGTATTCTGGATTGTTTGTTTTGTGTAATGATTCTACACCACTAAATCCACGAATACACCCATAAAATTTAGTGGCGTCTTTACTTGTATAAGATATAATTTCATTTCCAATTTTCAATAGACCATAAGATTGGGGCCATGCATCGGTGGAGTCTACCTCAATCTCATCATCATAGTATTCAATATTGTTTATTAATATTGTGGATCCATCAAGATAAGCAGTTTCCTGGAAATTTTCAAAGTTTAAATACCTGTCGATATTTTCAGCAAGATCTACAGCGCCTCCTTGGCGATCCATAGAAATGTAATATTGCTTTAAAAATTCAGTAAAAAGTGGATTTTCTTCGACTACAAATTTTGGTAGTTGTGTACCAATGATCTGATTAATTTGTATTCTTTGAATTTGCTTATCAATCATTCTTCGTTATCTCGTATAATTTCCGTTTACAAAGCTTGAGGTTGATGTAAATCTTGTTCCAGCAACATTATCACCTGAACTCATAATGTCTTTAATCATGGTAAATTTACTAGATGCAATATCTAGACTTATGTATAAATCTTTTAAACCTATAATATCGTTAGACTCTGGTATTGCTTGAATTTCAATAATGTTATTTGCCTTTACGGTGGATACAATTTTTACACTATTTAAAAGTATTTCACCTTTAACGTAATCAACAGTTCCTGCACTATTATTTACAACGACTGGATTGCCAACAGAATCCAGATAGAAGAAAAATATTCTTCCACTAGTTGCAGATGTTGGATAATCAGCTAAGTATAAAGTTTGTGGATTATTATAAATTTTAAATCCTGTGGATTTAATAGAATATCCATCGGAACGTACATGGAATTGATTACCAAAACATAATTCATACTGAGCATTAGAATTAATCGCTGCGTTCAGATTTCTTCTAATTTTAATTTTGGTAATGTTTGATGTTATTGCATTACTAGTATCATCAATCAATCCAACGACTTTACTATATTTTACTCTTCCACCAAATTGATTTGTTTCCTTATCGTTGGAATATTGAGTTAGAGATGATATGACTTGAGTTTTTAAATTTTCAACATCAGAGACAGAATTGGGATTGTAATAAACTGATGAATCTAATTCAACGTAAAGATATTTGAGATCAATAATTTCAGGAACAATACCAGCAATACTATATTTTTTAAGATCACTTAGGATTTCTTTTTTACTGAAAAGTGAAATTGTTGATCCACTCTTAGGTTTGATGACAATAAAGACTTTACCATACTGAGGAGGATCTAATTCTTCCCCACCGTATGCAGATACAGACGCTGCATTTGGATAGATCATTGGAATGATCGCTTCATAATCATTTGCAGAAACAGCTCTATACTGCGATGAGTACAGTCTTGGGGCATAATTCTTAATTGATGCTATGGATTCAATCTCAGCGCCATCAGAAGCTGATTCTACGGTGTTTACAACCAATGTTGATTGTGGTACAAATATGTTGTTACTATCAAGAATGACCCCATTAAACGAAAGATTAGTTACACCGTTAGCTTCTTTTCCGTTTGTGACAATATAAGTAGCTTCAATAAAATTGTTGTTATCTAATTTCCTGCCAATAATTCCATCGCCAAAAATAATCTCATACTTTTCACCAGAAACTTCTTGTACAAGATATTTTTTAGATGTAGTTGTTACTCCAACAATATTATCTACCTTCGTATATTCTTCTGATATTTCATCACCTTCTGTTGGTCTGACTTTAACAATTAACGATGAAAGATCAACGCCAGAGTTTGGTAAGATGTATTTTTGATCTGGTTGTGAATTATCAACAGTAAATGTGGTTTTTACAAATGCACCCTCATATACGTTGATGTTTTCAAAATATCCTAAGCTATCTGATACGGGAACTGTAATGTCTTGTGGGATGCAGAATGAGTAATTTAAATCATTTGCAGCACCTGTAGCAACGACGCCAGCCTTCATTGTAAGCGTCGGCGTGGTGCTTGTAATTCCGCTGGTAGGTACGCTAGCCAACATGGATACAACCGCCCTAGCAGCCTTTTTAGACTGGGGTACATAGCCAATATTTCTTGCTAGGGAGACAACATTTTGTCTGAGAACAGCACTATCAAGAAAAACTTCATTTACGACCGCATTAGTATTGTATGCAGTAATATAGGTATTATAGGCAAGAGTATCAATTAACAAAGATAGATTAGATCCTTCAAAGTCATAGTCAGTAAACTCACTATTCGACCTGATGTAATCTTTGATCGATGTTTTAATTTGATCGAAATCTAGATTTGTAAATTGAGTAAATGCCATTATACCCTTGTTGGTTGTAGGATAAACGTGATATCCTGTACAGGAACTGATAACCCGACAATATCATAAACTACACCAATTTCTAAATCATTAGAATCTGCTGGGAATCTAACTCTCACATCTCTCAACGCAACTCTTGGTTCAAAATTATTTAAAGTTGATGAGATTTCGTTTTCAAGTTCAATTTGTATTTCGGGAGTCTGTAATTCAAAATATGAATTTTCAATTTGTGTGCCTAAGCGATTATTAAAAAATCTCTCACCAACGATAGTTCTAACCAAATTAATTACAGAATTTTTAATCGCAGCTTCATTTTTTAAAACTACAATATCGTTGGTGATTGGGTGTCTCTTAAATGATAAACTGATGTCCTTAAAAGCCCTTGAGATTTTTATCGTTGACATTGATATAGACAGACTTTTAGATTATTTATAGCCTAATCAGCCCACCATTCTACAAAATCATCAAAACCGCCAGCTCCTCCGCAAGGACGACTTGTACGATCTTCTGGAATTGGGTATAATTCTTCGTTATGTTTGATTTTTTTAGATTTTTTAAGCCATTTTTCGGACTCGACCTCTGTAATTAGGGTCATTCCGCTATTAATAAAGTCATCTCCTTTATCAACGGAGCCATCAAGATGATTAGGGTGTCCCATTTTACCTCCATAAAAGTTTCTAGAACTTTTTACGGGGTTTCTATCCCGTTTTTTTCACAATTTCGTAGTCTTCACCGAGTATTTCTCTTAAATATTCGTCAGACCAATAGCTGTAATAGTCAGTTTGGGCTAGTTTTTTACGGAATTCCTTTAATTTCTCCTTTGGTTGAGCTAAAATCAGGTTATACCTGCCATTATTTGTCTGAACACCAGAAATGAAGGTCTCATAAGACCCACAATCCTCAAAAAAATCCCAATGTTTATAGATTTTACAATATATATCTATCCACTGATTGATGTCTTCAAGTGTTAAGCTATCTTCTACAATAAAAATGACGACATCAGCACCATCAATGGGCTCAACGTCGTCAATATTACACTCAACAATCTTAAAATTTGCAGAAGAAGCAAAGGGACAGATCGCAAAATGACCTAATTCTGGTCTTTTTTTAGAAACTTCGATAATCCAGTCCCTTATATGCTTCTCTTTTTCTGTCATCCTTGACCTCTATAGCGTTTTTTAGCTTTATTACGTGATGTTGCAGCCCATTTGGTGTTTTTGCTGCGCCCTTGACGTGTCGTTTTGGGCTTATGTTCGATAACAAGTTTATTAGTCAGCGAAGGACGTTTTGCCATAAGAATCTCCTAATTTAACTTTCACTTCAATATCTTTGGGATCTGGCTCTCCATCTGTATAATAATCTTGAGCCAGATCTAATAGCATGTTTCCCATCTCCTCATAGGAGAGGTTGTCGGCATGTAACTGTTCTTTAATAAAGATCGCAAAACGATCAGATGACTCGGGTTTTTTCATGTCCGACACGAATGAGTGGGTTGCACCAAATTTCAAAACCTGCCTTCTTGGCATCAAGACAGAACGAAACGTCTTCACCACACATATCCTGAACCTCACCAGACTCAAAGACTTGCATCTGAGGAGCAAACCAAGGATAGGTGAGTGATTCAAATACGCCTTTCTTAATCAGAACCCAACCAAAGCCAGTATAATCGACTGTGAAGGGCTTCTTGCGCTTCTGCATGGATTCAACGGTCTCATGGTTCATAACACCACGATTCTTCTTGAACTCTTCCTCGGACAGCCAATGTGCAACAGAGGTGGTGTGACCATCTTCCGTAGCATACCAACCAGCAGCAATGTCCTGATCCATCACAACCAGACGCATTAGAGCTTCCGTGTTGAATACAATATCATTATCGATCCAAAGCTGATAATCATAGTTCAGCTTTCCATCCCAAGGAACTTGCTTAGGTCCGCGCAGAACGTTTGCACCGAGGCACTTGCAACGGGCAAAGTTAACCATAGAGCTATAGTCTTGTGAGATCTGAATGCTAGCGCCCATTTGCACTAGATCAAAGCACATCTGCACAAAGTTTTTGAGAAATGTATATGAGCAACCGCGTCCAGGCAAACAAAAGACAATCGACTTGCCTTTGATCATCTCTCGTGCCTGATCAGGATCAAACTCATCTTGAGGCTTTGGCGGCTCAGCCGCTTGTACACTAAATCCTTTTGCCATATCAAACCAATGGTTTACGAATGAATTCTAACAGAGTTATTTATCCGTGTCAAGAATGAGCATAAAAGGCGGTTAACACTAAATAACTTATAAGAACTATAAGATTACAGATGGACGATCCAACACTCAGATCATTAATAGAGTCATACAATGAAATGTATGCCTCAGAAGATGCAGAAGAACTGGAAGAGAAAAAAGGCTTATGGGATAACATCCATGCAAAGAGAGAGCGTGGTGAGCGCCCTGCAAAGCCAGGTGAGAAAGGATATCCAAAGACTCTGAACGTTGAGGAGAATGAGATCGAGGAAGGTCTCAAGCAAGCTCGCAAGAACGTTGGTGCATCAAAGTGCTGGACTGGTAAAAAGGTTGGTAATCCTCCAACCAAAATGAAGGGTGGTAAGGAAGTACCAAACTGTGTACCAACAGAAGAAGTTGAGCCTTATGACATGGTGCTCGATTATCTTATGTCAGAAGGTTATGCCAAGGATGTTGAGTCCGCAGACAAAATGATGATGGTCATGTCCTCTGATAAGATTCAAGAGATCGTCGAACAGTCCGCTCTTGCACAAAGAGCTGCCGCTGCCGTTGATGACCAGAGAAGAGGTTCTTATGGTATGGCGGATGATCTCAATAAGACCAGAAAAGCCTTAGATAAGCTGAAGCCTTATCCAAACGGCTTCCCTGGTGTCAAGCCAATCTGATAAAACCTCCAATACAATCAAATCCCTGGGAATTTT